CGGTGCGGCAGGCGGCGCTCGATGCGACGCTCGCGGCCCGCGGCGGCCGCCTCCCGCCGGCCGAGGCCCAGGCCGCGCTCGCGGCCGGCGCGGAACACCTCGCCGACGTGCCCGCCACGTTGCGCGACCGCCTGGCGGCCATCGTGCTGGCGGCGGCCACCGAGGCCGCGGACGAGGCGGCGTTCGTCGCGGCCGTGCGGCGCGCCTGGCGCGAGGAGTCCGAGCGGCGCGCGCAGCTCCTGGTGAACACGGAATGGGCCTGGGCGGCCGGTGCCGCGGCCCTGGCCCTCCTGCGCGGGGCGCGCGTGCGCCGCAAGGCATGGATCACGGCGGGCGACCGGCGCGTGTGCGCGATCTGCCGCGGCAACGCTGCCGCCGGGCCGGTGCCGGTTGGCCGCGCCTTCCCGGGCGGCGTCCAGGCGCCGCCGCAGCATCCCACGTGTCGCTGTACCGTGAGCGGACTCTGACGATGGCGGAACCTGTCGCGCGCGTCGAGGATATCTGGGCCCTCACGAGCCGCGAGATCGCGGCCCTGCCCGACGCCGAGCTGCTGCAGCTCCATCACCGCCTGCACCAGCTCTATGGCGCCGCGCGTACTCGTGGCGAGGCGACCGAATACCGCGGCGTGAATGTACACGTCTGGGTCGTCGAGGAGATGCGGCGCCGCGGCATGGAACACCACCGCTCGGACGAGCTCGATGCCGAGACGGAGCGCCTCATCCGCCTCGCGCCCGTGCCGGCCTGGCTCAGCGAGCAACTGGCCACCGCGGGCGAGGCGGTGCTCGTGCCGGCCTATGTCTCGCTGGTCGGCTCCGCGACGGACAGCGCGACGCCGCGCGATGTGGACGTCCTCCTGCGCGAGGACGATGCGCAGCTCACGCGCGGCTGGCGCGAGTCCGTCCTGCTGCTCGTGCGCCGCCTGCTCGACCCCCTCAAGAGCCGCGGGCTCAGCCTGCACCTCCTGGCCAATCCGCAGGGCCCGCATCTCCCGGCGGGGCGCGGGTATATCCCGCTCTACGATCTGGTGCTGCGGCCGCGGGCGCCGCTCGGGCGGGTGACGCGCGCCGCGCCGGCCCTCCCGGGCTGGGAGCGCTGGCTGGACCAGGCGCCGGCCGGCCTGCGCGTCGATCTCGGCCCCGGGCCCGAGGGCCCGCCCGCCGGCTTCGTCGGGCTCGGCCGCCCGCACGACCTCGCCGCGCCCTGGCCGCTCGAGGACGCGAGCGTGGCCGTCCTGCGCGCCAATCACGTGTTCGAGCATCTGCCCGAGCCGGTGCATGCGTTGAACGCCGCCTGGCGCGTGCTCCAGCCGGGCGGGCTCCTGCTCGTGACGGTGCCCGCCGCCGATTCGCCGGGCGCCGTCGCCCACCCCGAGCATCGCAGCTTGTGGAATCTGGACAGTTTCCGCTTCTGGACCGACCCGCAGCTCTTCGCCACCATCGAGCGGCGCCCGCCGGCCCCGTTCGAACTCCTGTATCTCGCCGAGCGGCGCGAGGGGCCGCGGCGCTACATCGACGCGGTCCTGCGCAAGCCGCGCCCGGCGGAGGCCGAGCGGGCGCGCCAGCTCGTGCCCATCACGACCTTCACGCCGCCCAAGCCTGCCATGAAGGGCCGGGCGCATACCGAGGCCTTCGCGCCCGACGAAATCTGGGACTGGGTGCAGCAGCATCTCGCGGCGGGCGTCGTGGCCGAGCCGAAATATAACGGCTTCCGCGCGATTCTCCAGCACCGGCATCCCGACCTATCGCTCCGCTTCGAGGACTCGCAGCAGGAGCGCGCGCCGGCGCTGCTCGCGGCCGACCCACGGCTCGAACGGCTGCATGACTTGCCGGCGTGCATCCTCGACTGCGACCTCGGCGTGGTCGAGGACGGCCGGCGCTGGGCGCGCCCGCGCCTCATGACGCTCACCGCCGATCAGCCGGCCCTGCCCGCCGGGGCCCATATCCAGATCACCGCGTTCGACATCTTGTACTGGGACGGCGAGTCGCTGGCCGAGCAACCGTTCGCTGCGCGCCGCCGGCTGCTCGAGGCGCTCCGCGCGCAACTGGACGCGCATGGCATCGCGATCCCGCCCGAGCGCGCGATCCGCACGCGGGCCGACCTCGACGCTGCCTGGCAGAGCCCGGAATTCGGCCGCGCGGATATGTCCGAGGGACTGGTCCTCAAAGCACGCGATTGGGTGTACCGGCCAGGCCCGGCGACGGACGGGATGGCCAAGCTCAAGCACGCGCTGGAGATCAAGGCTTTGGTCCTGGAGGTGAAGCGCACGGCCGACGGGCAATATAACTTCCGGGGCGGGCTCCTCCCGGGGCGCCTCGCGCGCCCTCTGCGCAACCTGGTCACGTTCCGAGGCCAGGCCTATGTCGATCTCGGCTATTCCTTCAACGCTCCATTCCGCGCGCAGCCTGGCGACATCATCACCGCCGAGGTGGAAGAGATCACCTGGGACGCGCCGGAGGGCCGGCTCACCTGGCTGGGAGCGAAGCCGCTCGACATCGACCGAGAGCGCGACCTGCCCTACGCGGCGATCCAGGTGCTCGATCTGGCAGAGCGCGCGCGCGTCCTTGCGGAGGTGCCGGCGCCGGCGGCCAAAGCGGCGCTGGGCGAGGAAGCCGAGCCGCGCGGCGAGGCCGCCCTCCGTCACTGGGAGCAGCATTGGCACGAAGCCATGCCCACAAGCGGACGTGCCTTGCCGTTCATCCTGCACGCGCACTGGCGCGGGCTGACGGAAGCCGAGACCCGGCTCGACTTGGCCGCGCTGCTTGAGACCGAGAATAGTCTCCATTTCGATCTCCGCCTCGGCACCGACCGCTTCGATGGCTGGTGGGGCATCTCGCTCTTCGCCGGCACGGCCGCGGCGAACCGCGAGGAACTGCGCATCTTCCGGATGCAGCATGATCCCGACGAGCGGCTCGCCTCGGCGCCCAAACAATTCGGCCCGGCCGCGTGGCTGCGGGTCGGGCGGCCGCGCCCGCTCGTGGTGCCGCCGGCCGGCGTCGGCTCGACGAGCAAGAGCTGGTCGAAATTCTTCGCGGTGGATTGGGGCACATGGCGCCTGGGGATGGCGCGCCAGCATGCCGTCGAGATCTGGCTCGAGGGCCGGCACCTCCGCGGCCGCTTCCTCTGGCAATATGCCGAGTTGGACGGGGAGCGCCAATGGCTCTTCACGCGGCCGGCCGACCAGCGCCCCTATGCGGCAACGCATGCGCTGGCAGAGGTGCTGCGCGAGGTGCGCGCGCGCGGGCAGCGCTGGCTCTTCTGGCCCCGCGATCCGCGCGATCTGGCCCGGGGCCTAGTTCGCCTGGATGCCCGGCAGGCGGCGCCGGTGGCCGCCTACCAAGTCGTCAAGCGCGAGGACGAGCAGCGCTACACCCTCGGCGTGGCCTATCCTGCCAACCGCATCGATGCGCACGGCGACTATACCACCGCCGCCGAACTGGAGCGCGCGGCCTGGCAGTTCATGCGCCGCGTTCAGGCGGGCAAGGCCGGCATCGGCCTGATGCACCAGCCCGGGACCGACGGCGCAGGCACGGTCGTCGAGAGCTATATCTACCGCGGCCCGACCTGGCAGATCGGCGAGCAGGTCGTCGAGTCGGGCGACTGGCTCCTCGGCGTGATCTGGGACGAGGCAGCCTGGGCGCGCATCCGGCGCGGCGAGATCACCGGCTACTCGATTCAGGGCCTTGCGCACAAAGCGCCGGTCTAGTATCCTCGAGGCTGGGAATACAGCATTTGCCTGCACTCGGGCAGGCGCGTATGCACAGGAGCGGTGATATGGCGCGATTGGAAGAGATCGAGCTGGAGCGCGTGGACGGCGTCGACGAGCCGGCCACGCGGCAGCGCTTCTTGCTCCTCAAGGCAGAGGAGCCGGAAGAGCTGCGGCAGAATGTCGAGGGCTTGCTCCGCCAGGTCGAGGCCGCGCTGCAGGAGCTGGCTAAGATCGAGGATCTGCCGCTCACGGCCGCGGCCGCGCAGGCGCTCAACGGCGTGGCCAAGGCGTTGGACCTGGGCGTGACGTTCAAGGCGCGCGATCGCGATCATATGGGCTATCCTGAATATGGCTATCCGCCCCCACGGCGGCAGCGCAAGGAGGCCGAGACCGGCCTGGAGGCCGAGGCGCTCGCGAAGGCGGTGGCCGAGGCGGTGCGTGAGGCGCTGGCCCCGGTCGTTGAGGTGTGGAAGGCGGCGGCCGCGCCGCCGGCGCCCGCGCCTCCCTCGCGCCAGGCGGACGGACAGGATCCGGTGGCCAAGAGCGAGCCGCGGCGGCTCGGCGAAGGCCTATTCACCAATGTGATCTTTGGAGAATAACCGATGCCATTGGTGCAGTGGTTGGAAAAGGCGACCTGGACCACCGGCGATCTCACGACCGGCGGGGGATTGCTCAGTCCCGAGCAGGCGCGCGAATTTCTCCGAGTGGCCATTGACGCCTCGGTAATTATGCAAGAGGCGCGTATCGAGACATCGAACGCCCCGAAGTTCGAGGTCCCCCGGATCGCGCTCGGCGACCGCATCCTCCGCGCCGGCACCGAGGGTGCGCGGCTCGCGGATGCGGACCGCGTGAAGCCGACGACCGGCCTCATCACCCTCAGCACAGCCCTGTTCAAGGGCGAGGTGCCCATCAGCGATGAGGTCTTCGAGGACAATATCGAGCGCGAGAAAGTCGCCGATACGCTCATGACCATGCTCGCGCAGGCCGTTGGGCGCGATGTCGAAGAGATCGCGATCAAGTCGGATACCGCACGCACGCCCGCCGAACTTCAGGTCTTCGACCAGTTCGACGGGATCATCAAGTCGATTCAGGCGAACACGCCGGCGGCGCAGCGCATCGACTTCACTGCCTACACGACCTATACCGAGGTGTTCTCGAAGCTGGTCGAGGTGTTGCCCAGCCGCTTCCGGCTCAATCATGCCGACCTGCGCCTATACGTGCCGATCGTGCACAAGGATGGCTACCAGAAGTCGCTCGCCGCGCGCGGCACCGGGCTGGGCGACCAGGCCTACGTGGCGCAGCTCGAGGCGCAGCTTGCGTTCCGCGGCATCCGGGTCGTGGGGGTGCCCATGCTCTCGGGCACGGACACCATCAACACCGCGAACGTGGACTATACCAAGTACATGATCCTGACGGCGCCGCAGAACATCGTCTTCGGCTTCCATCGCCGCATCCGCATTGAGAAGTGGCGGGATCCGCGCGAGGGCGTGACGTCGTTCCTGCCCACCGTGCGCTTCGACTGCAAGATCGCGGTGCCCGATGCCGTGGCGTTCGGCTACAACGTGCCGGCGAGCCTGTCGTAAGCGCGGGGAGGGATAGACCATGAGCCGCAAGTACCGCGCGCTGCTCGCCGGGGGTGGCCTCGAGCTCAAGGCCGGCTTCGCCGCCGGCGCCGCGGCGAATACCAATATCACGCTCACCGGTATCAAGCCCACGGACGCGCTGGTGGCGGTGCTGGAGCTCCAGCCGCCGACGGCCGCGAGTGGCAACGCTATCGTGGCCGACCGCACGAGCGTGACGACCATTCCCGCCGCGGACACGATCAAGCTGAGCCAGGCCACCACCGGCAACCAGCTCCTCGTGCTCTGGTGGAGCGTCTGAGATATGCACATCCAGTTGCGCCGGCCGGTCAACCTGGACGGGCTGGAGTGGCCGGCCGGCGCCTATGATGTGGAGGATGCCTACTGGGCCGCGCGGCTCGCGGAGGTGATGGCCGCGCAGGAGGCCGAGGATGCCGCTCGCGACGCTCGACCAGGTCAAGCGCAAGTTGCAGCTCCCGAGCACGTACACGGACGACGACGCGGCGCTCACCGCCGTGCGTGACGCTGCGGACGCGTATGTGCTGGCCGAGACCGGCTATGTGCTGGCGAATACGCCCGTCCAGGAATTCGTGCAGCAGGGCCAGCTCGGGCGGCCGTTCCTCCTGACCCGGCGACCTGTCACGGCGGCGACGGCGCAGGCGCGGGTCCAGGGCGACACGGCCTGGAGCCCGGTGGCGCTCGACGTGCTTGATGCCGCGCTCGGCCTCGTGGTCCTGCCGGTCGGCGCGGCCTGGCCGCCGGGGGCGCGGCTGCCGCGCTGGGCGGCCTGGCGGCAGCCCATCTGGGACGTGGTGCGCGTGGACTATACCGCTACGGCGCTCGCGGCGGTGCCGGCGGACCTGAGCGACGCCGCCGCGGCGCTTGCCGCATACTGGTATACGCAGCAGCGCGCGGGGCCGCTCGCCGAGAGTGTTGTGGGCCCGGTCCAAGAGCGTTACCTCGACCGGCCGGTGCCGCCGGCTGTCGAGGCGCTGCTGGCCCCCTACCGCCGACGGGAGGTCGCATGGCAGTAGCAGCGTTGCGCGAGCCGATCACGCGCTACCGCGTGCAGCGGGTCTCCGACGGCCGCGGCGGTCTGCAGGAGACCGAGACGTTGCTCGACACTCTGCGCGGCCGGGTAAGCGGACTCTCGCAGCGGGCCGTGCCCAGCGCGATCGCCGAGCGGCTGAGCGAGCAGCCGGCCTACGAGCTGGTGGTGGACACGCCGGGCGCGACCGTGCCGGTGGTGGCCGAGGACGTGCTCGTGCACGCCTCGGGCCAGTATCGCGTGCTCCTGGCCTGGGCCCAGGGGCGGGTCACGTACATCCTCGCGGCGCGCCGGGGGTGACGCGCGTGGACCTGATGCCGCTCGTCAACGCGGGGGTGGCCGGCGTGGTCCTGGCCTGGGTGCTCTGGCGCACCGACCGGCGCCTGGAGCGCATCGAGCGCGCACTGGACCGTGTGGCGCGCGCGCAGCTCCTAGCGCTCGTGGTCCGACCCGACGTGCCGGAGCATGTGCGCGCGCAGGCGAATGCCTGTCTGCAGGAGGCGAACGAGTGACGCGCACGGTATGGGGCTATCTGGTGATCGTGATGGCCGTGGCCGCGCTCACGGCGCTGCAGGGCGAGATCGTGGCCGGCCGCGCGCCCTTGCCGCCCGAGTGGGCGTGGCTCACGCCGGTCGTGACGGCGGCGCTCACGGCGGTCACGACGCGCCTGCGCCAGCTCGGCGCGCGCGACGGGGAGCAGCCTGGTGCTTGAGTTGCGCGTGCGGCGCCAGACGCCGCGGCTTGATGCCCTGCCGCGTACCTTGCCGGGCCGGGCGCGCCGGCTCGTGGCGGCCATCGTGCAGGGACACGCCGAGATGGCGCGGGCGTACTCGCGCGTGCGCACCGGCGCGCAGCGCGCGAGCGTGTACTGGGCCGTCGCGGGCGGCCAGGGCGACGCGGCGCGCGCGCTGGCGCGGGCGCAAGGGCTCAATCCGGACGCGCGGCTCTTCCCGCCGCTCGCGCCACCCACCGGGCGCGGGCCGGCCGGCGCGGGCGGGCTCGCCGCCTGCGGCGTCGAATATGGAATCTATAACGATCGCGGGCATCACGGCTGGCCGGGCGATGGGTGGTGGACGCAGAGCGTGGCGCGGACGCGCGCCCGGTGGCGGGCGCACGCGCGGGACCTGTGGCGTGGCTAGATGTACGAGCCGGCGGCGGTCGAGACGTGGCTGGTGGGCCAATGCCTGGGCGACCCGGCCCTCGGCGGCGCGGTCGGCGGGCGGGTCATCGTCGGCACAGCGCCGCAGGGCCTCCTGCCGCCGTATCTGCGCATCCAGCGTCTCGCGGCGCTCGACGAGGTGTGCCTGCCGACCCAGCGGCAGGGCGTGCGCTTGGAATATGGCCTGTATGGCGTGGTGGCTGGCCGGGCGCCGGCCTTCGCGACGCTTGATGCGCTCTGCGCAGCGCTGGATGCCCGGTTCAGTGTATTCAGCGATCCGGCCGGCGCCGGGGGGCGGCCGCTCTACGGCGAACGGCTCGCGCCCGAACCGCTCCTGCAGGAGTGGGTGGGCGCCCAATTGTATACGCAGCAAGGCATTCGCGTGGTGATTTGGGTGGAGGTCTAAATGCCGACGGCACGCCGACGCTTTATCAAGGTTCAGCGTGGCGGCGCGACCACCTGGGGCACGGCCGTCGCGGCCACGGCGATTCTGGGCGGGCTCACGGCCGTGCGCTGGCGCGCGACCGAGACCGTGGTCCAGCACGAGAAGCTGGACGGTACGCTCGCGGTGGCGGATGGCGCCACGCGCGTCGCGACCCTGGCCGAAGTCCGCATGAGCGGGTATGTCTCGCCCGAGGACTTTCCGTATATCCTGGAGAGCGCCTATAAGACGGCGACGGCCTCCGGCGACGCCGGGACGCCGCCGGCCTACACGCGCGTCTACAGTCCGACGCTCACGAGCGAGGACACGCCCAAGCTGGCGACGCTCGAGGTCGGGAGCAACGTGGCGAGCTACCGCACGGCGACGGCGGTGGTCCGCAACTTCACCATCCGTGGCGCGGTCCGCGGCTACTGGGAATTCGAGGCCCAGTGGTGGGGTACGGAGCTACTCAGCCAGGCATTTACGGGCGCGCTCACGCAGCGGGCGGTGGAGCGGCTGCCGCTCCAGAAGACCAAGCTCTATATCGATGATGCGACGGGTACAATCGGCACGACGCAGGTTACCGCCTGCTGGCTCGGCTTCGAGTTCGACTCGGGCGACTGCTACGTGCCGCGGTTCTGCGTCGCGGACCGCTTCGATCCCGACGGCCCGGTGCAGGCGGACCAGCAGCCCCGCCTCACCATCCGCTTCCAGAAGAGTACGGTGACCGATAACTTGCTGAGCGACCTGCGCAACAACAAGCAGAAGTATATTCGCCTAGTGACGACCGGCAAGACGATCCACGATACGGTGACGACGAAGGTGCAGATCGACCTCTCGGCGAATATGCTGGAGTGGCCCGAGGTCGGCGACACCGAGGAGGAGGGCGGCCTGGTCGTGCCGGTGACATTCGTCGGCACCCGCTCGACCGGCTCCTTCTCCAAGTTGGTCGAATATACGGTCGTGAACAGCCTGAGTGCACTCGCATAATGCGGAGGCGGTCGATGAGTACGCGCGAGGTCCGGCGCCTGCGGGTCGAGCGTGCCACGGTCACCCTCGAGGCGCCGGGCGAGGCGTACCACGGCTGGCAGGCCACGGTCCGCCTCAACCCGCCGTGGAGTATTCGCCAGCGGGTGTTCGAGCTGCAGCTTCAGCCCCCGCAGACGACCGCGGACCTCGTGCAGTGGATGGGCAAGCTGCTCGATGTGCTGAGCGCCATATTGCTCGACTGGGACTTCGTGGACGAAGAGGGTGCGCCGCTGCCGCCCACGCGGGCCGGGCTCGAGGCCCTGCCCGAGCAGGTGCTCTTTGCGCTCCTGGCCGCATGGACCCAGGCCACGGAGCTCCCAAAAGCGACCGCGAGTGCATCGAGCGCGGTATGATCCCGCTCTGGCTCGCCCAGGTCGAGCACGCGCGCCAGCTCGGGCTCGACTACCCGACCTTCCTCTGGTGGATCGAGGAGGGCGGCGGCTCGCGGCTCTACGGCTGGCTGCTCGAGGCCTGGGCGCTCCAGGCCGCGCAGCGGGCCGCGGCGCGGGAGGCCGCAACCGATCAGGCGTGGGCGGCGCAGGGCTGGCAGGGCGGCGCCTGTGATCCAGGCCCGCTCCTGGAGGCGAGCTAGATGGCCGAGCAACTGGTCCTCGAGGTGGTCGCGCACGATGCGGCGACCGCCTCGCTCCAGCGAGTCCAGGCCTCGCTCCGCACGACCGAACTCTCGGCCGTGCGGTTCGGCGCGGCGGCCGGGGCGACCATGGCCGCGGTCCAGGCCGCGCTCGCGGCGACGGCCACCGCCGCGAGCCGTCTCAGCGAGGCCTTCCGCGAGGTCGCGCTGAATATTCCCGCGCGGCTCGAACAGGCCAATATCGCGCTGAGTACCATGCTCGGCTCGACGCAGCGGGCGCAGCAGTTCCTCACGCAACTCGCCGAGTTCGCCCGCACGACGCCATTCGAGCTCCCCGGCCTGATCACCGCCTCCCAGCGCATGTTGGCATATGGCTTCGCGGCCGAGCAGGTGATCCCGCTCCTGCGCGCGGTCGGCAACGCGACGGCAGCCCTGGGTGGCGGCCAATTCGAGATCGACCGCGTGGTACGTGCCCTGGGCCAGATGCAGGCCAAGACGCGCGTGCAGGCCGAAGAGATGCTCCAGCTTACGGAAGTGGGCATCCCGGCCTGGCAGATCTTGGCCAGGACGCTCGGCGTGGACGTGGCCACCGCCATGGAGATGGTCACCAAGCGCGAGGTCGAGGCGATCACGTTCATTCAGGCGTTCCAGCAGGAGATGATGGCCCGTTTCGGCGGCATGATGGACCTGCAGAGCCGCACGCTGGTAGGTGCCATCTCGAACATCAAGGACGCACTGGGGATCGGGCTCAGCCAGGCATTCCAACCGCTGTATGTGCGCGTGCGCGACACGGCCGTGGCGCTGGCGGACTTCCTGCAGACGCCGCGGTGGGACCAGTTCCGCATGACGGTCTATACCGCGCTCTACCGTATCCTGGAGGCGTGGGACCAGTTCGTGGCGCGGCTGCGCCTCTCCGATCAGCTCGCCGAGGCCTTCGAGCGCCTGGAGGGCGGGATCGCGCGGTTGGGTGTCGTGGTCCCGCGGGTGCTCGATCTCGTGGGGCAGATTCCCGCGCAGCTCGGGGCGCTGCGCCTCCAGGCCGAGCCGGTGGTCGGCGCCCTGGCGGCGCCCTTCGAGCAGTTCGCCGAGCGGGTCCTGCCGGCGATCCTGCTGCGGGTCGAGGAGCGTCTGACGGACCTCCGCGATCTGGGCATGTTCCTCGGGCAGCAATTGGGCTTGCAGGACATCGACCCCGGCGCGATCGTGGGGTCGCTGGTCGAAGGCATCACGGCCGGGCTCGACACGCTCGCCACGGCGATCGAGACGTTCAGCATCGTCTGGCACGAGCGCTGGCTGGACCTGCGCAGCGCGATCACCACGCTCTACAACGACCTGCAGCCCCAGCTCGACGCGCTCGGCGCGACGATCAGCGCCTTCGCTGCTGAGCAGCTACCGCAGCTCGTCACGGGGCTTCAGGCCGCGGTTCCGGGCCTAGTCGCGCAACTGACGGCGCTCGGCGCCGAGGTCGCGAGCGTCTTCGCGGAACACGTCGCGCCGCTATTGGCCCAGACGGCCACGGTCCTCACGAGCGCGCTCAGCCTCGTCACCGACGCGCTCGGCAACCTCTTCTCGCTCTGGCGCGAGGGGTGGACCGAGATTGGGCCGACGCTGCTACTGGCCTGGCAGGTGATCGAGCCCGTGCTCGGCAATCTGGCGGGATTGCTCGGCGGCGTCGTGAAGGCCGCGATCGAGACCACGCTCGCCACATTCCAGCGCTGGATCGACCAGCTCCGTGCCTTGGGCACCTTCCTCCTGACCATCCTCCAGCCCGCCTTCGACAAACTCGGCGAAGTCGGCCACGAGCTGAATCGCCGTCTGCAGGAGGGACTCCTGGCGCTGGTCCCGCAGACTGCTGCGGCGGCGGAGACAGCCGGCACCGCAATCGGCGTCGAGCTGGGCACGAGTGTCGTCGAGGGCGCCGAGGCGGCGCTCGACGCGCTGGACGCCACCGTGGCGGACGAGGTCGAGCAGGCTGGGCTCTCGGCCGCGGCGCGCATCCAGGCCACGCTCCAGGGCGGAACGCTCGCCCAATTGCAGCAAGGCCTCCAGGACGCGCTCGCACGGCTGCGGGCGGGTCTCGGCACCTCGAGCGGGGCGGTCGCCGAGACGGCGACCAGCGCCATGGCCCAGACGTTCGCCCAGGCCGGACAGGCGAGTTTGGCAGCGGCCGGGCCGGCGCTGGCGGCCGGCGTCGCGCAGGCCAGCGGCCCCATGGCCGCGGCCGCGGCGCAGGCGGGCGCCGCGGCTGGGAACGCGCTCGGGCAGGCGCTGGCAGACGCGGCCGAGGTGCACCTGATCGAGATCGAGGGCGAGCTCATCCGCCTCGAGCGGCGGGGCGAGCGGTGGTTCCGGAATGGCCTCCCGTGGCCTATCAACGCTCCGACGTTTAGCGCGGGCCTGGGCGTCCCGGCGGGCACCGTGGCGCCGTCGCCGGAGACCGCGGCCGGCTGGCAGGCGCCACCTACGGGCGGCGCGACGTGGTCCGGCCTCCCGCCCGCGATCATTACGCCGCAAGGCATCATTGGGCTGGGTGGCGAGCCCGGGGTCGCGCCGGGCACGGGCACCGAGCTGCGGCGCATGCGCGACCTGCTGCAACCGCTGACGCTGGACCTGACCACGCCCGGCCCGCGCCTTGCCACGACGCTCGCCGGCGTCAGTTTCAGCGAGATCCCCGTGAGCGGGGCGCCGATCCGCCGGTTCCGGGTCTGGCCGAGCGGCCAGACCGTCGACGTGCCTGAGACCATGCCGTGGGAGGAGATCCGCCAGCGGCTCGAGGCGGCGGCCGGGGTGACGGCGCGCACGACCGAGCACCTGGGGCGCGTGGGGCAGGCCGCCCAGCAGCTCGGCAGCCAGTTCGATGTGGGCGGGCAGGCCGCGGGCGCGGCGGCGCGCAGCCTGCTCGAGGCGCGACGGGCGGTCCAGCAGGCGTACGGCAACGCGCAGGCCTATGCGCAGGCGCTCGCCGCCGAGGTGGCCCTGATCGACCGCGCACGCGAGGTCTGGGCCCAGCTCATCCGCGCCGGGCAGATTGCCGTGGGCGGCATCCAGATCGCGGCGGGCCTGGTCGCGAGCCAGATCTACGGGTTCACGACCAAGCCGGGCGGGAGCGGCAATCTGCCGCCTGGGACGTACTACGGCGTGCCGGTGGTGAGTCCGATCACGCCGGGCACGCTCGTGGGGCTCCAGGCCGGAGGCATCGTCACGCGGCCGACGCTCGCGGTGATCGGCGAGGCGGGCCCCGAGGCGGTGGTCCCGCTCGATCGCGCGCGCCCTGCGCTCGGCCCGCTCCAGGTACATATCACCTATGCGCCGCTGTATGGGGCCGCGACGCCGGCCGAACGGCAGGCCGCGGCGCGCCAGATCGTGCGCGACCTGCGCGACGAGTTCCGGCGCCAGGGCATCACCTTGTAGGAGGCACATATGCCGCTCGTGGGGTGTGAGAGTTTCGATTGGACCCGGACGGGCGGGCAGGGGGTCTCGGAGGTGATCTTGAAGCAGCCCCCGTGGGCGGCGCTCGCCAACTCGGGCGGCAGCGGCATCGTCGCGGGCGCTGGCCGGAATGGCACCCAGGGCCTACGCATGTCGCCGATCCTGGGGCTACTGTCGGTCGCGGTATTGCGGGACCGTTGGGTGGTGGGCTTCAGTTTCAAGGTCGAGAATAATTACCCGGTGGGCGACCGGCAGCAGCTCCTTGTCTGGTACTCTGCGGGGAAAGCATATGCTGTCCTGATGTTGGCCCCGGATGGGCGTATCGAGGCCTACACGATCAACCCCGCGAACGGGGCCCGCACCCTGCGCGCGACCGCCTCGGCCGCGTGGGACATCGGCGTCGAGCATTATTTTGAGGCCCGGATTACGGGGGGTGCGAGTGGCGGCATTGTCGTGCGACGGGATGAGCAGAGCCTCCTGAGCTGGTCCGGGAATCCCGGCGCGGATGGTACCCCGGCGGTGTCCCAGTTCGACACGATACGTATTGGCGGATCAGATATCAAATTCGTTTCCCAGGGCGGCACATGGGTCATTGATGATGTGGTCCTCCTCGCGGGGATCGTGGCCGACACGGACTTCTGGGGCGACCATCACGTGCGGGGGCCGCTCCCACCGGACAGGCGACCGTGGGGTGGACGCCCACCGGCGCGCCGACGAACTGGGAGGCCGTCGATGATGTCCCCTATGACAGCGACACGACCTACGTCGCGACGACGGCGGCCTCGGGTGCTCAGGACCTCTATACGTTCGCCCTGCTGCCTACCGATATCGGCACGGTCCGTGCCGTGCAGATACATTGTATTCAGCCGGAAGACCGATGCAGGGACCGCCAATATTCAGATCGCAGCCAGGAGCGGCGGGACGACGAGCTATGCCGGCTCGCGCGCGGTGCCCACGTCCTACACGGCGCTGAGCGCGGTCTGGGAGACCGACCCTGCGACCGGGAGTCTGTGGACGCACATCGGCGTCGATAACGCACAGTTCGGGATGCGCACCGTATGAGATATATTGCCCGAGTCCGATTGGATAGGTGAGCGACGGTGCCATTGCTGGGATGCGAGAGTTTCGACTGGGTGCAGACGGGCACGGTGGGCATGGCCGATCTCGGCCTCAAGCAGCCGCCCTGGTGGTCCGTCAACGTGGCCGGGTCGTTCATCGAGGCCGGGGTGGGGCGGCGCGGGACCCAAGCGCTGCGGATCGTGGGGTCCAATAGCTGGCTGCGCACCTATCCCCAGCTCAGCGACCGCCTGGTGATCGGCTTCAGCCTGCAGATCTATCTGGCCTATCCGCCCAACGAGCAGCAGATCCTGCTCTGGTACGCCAGCGGGAATATTTTTGCCGCACTCACGATTCTGCCCACGGGCAAGCTGCGCGTGTATACGCGCGCGCCCAATAACAGCGCGCTCACACAGCGGGCGGAGTCCACGGTCGAGTGGGGCCTCACGCGTGACCACTATCTCGAGGCGCGCATCACGGGCGGGGCCAGTGGCGGGATCGTCGTGCGGCGAGACGAGCAGGAGATCATCAACTGGGCGGGCAATCCGGGCGCGGATGGCACGCCGACGACCACGCAGTTCGACGTGGTCCAGATCGGCGGCAATGAAGTGAAGAACGGGAATATGTCCTCGACGAACCCCTGGTGGCTCGATGACGTGGTCGTACTCGCGGGAACCGCGGCGAATACCGACTTTTGGGGCGACCGGCATATTCGCTGCCAGGTGCCGACCGGGCAGGCAGCGGTGGGCTGGACCGCGGTAGGCGCACCGACGAATCGCGAGGCGGTGGACGAGATCCCGCACGACGGCGACACGAGCTACGTGCAGACGCTCGCGGCCAGCACCGCGCAGGACCTCTATACCTACGCGACGCTGCCAGGCGAGGTCACGGATATCAAGGCGGTGCAGCTCGCCGCGATCGCGCGCAAGACGGACGGCGGCGCCGCGAATCTCCAGCTCGTGGCGCAGAGCGGCGCGGTCACGAGCACGGGTGCGAGCCAGGCAGTCAGCACGATATACGCAGTCTATACCGAACGCTGGCTGACCGACCCGGCCACCGGCCTCGCCTGGACGCGCAGCGGCGTCGATAACGCGCGCTTCGGCATCAAGGCGCCATGACCGATCTCCGTGTCACGCAGGTCCACCAGGAGGTCCTGAGCGGCGGCACGCCGCCGCTGCGGGCGACCCAGGTCCACCGCGAGGTCGTCGAGCCCTTCCTGCCGCAGCTCCCGACGGGCCTCTGGATCGTGCAGGTCAACTGGACGGCGACCGAGCTGTGGCCCGACCTGTGGGAACAGGCCTATGGCAATATTCTGAGCGAGTGTCTGGAGCGCGTCGAGATCGAGCGCGACCTCGGCTGGCCCACGCTCCAGGTGGACACGTGCACGGTCACGGCGCGCGACGATGACTGGGTCGTGGTCCCGGGCCGGACCGCGAGCCCGCTCTACCCCAACGTGCAGTTCGGCCGCCCGGCGCGCGTCCTGGCCCGCATGCCGGATGGCACGCCGACGCCCCAGTTTTACGGCGAGATCGTGGATTACCAGCCCAACCTCGACGGCCCGCCGTGGTATATCACCGTGCGGCTGGAATCCCCGCTCCGGCGCGTGCTGAGCAAGACCGTGACGGTGCGGGAATTTGCCGCGGGCGCGCCGACGGTGCGCTTCGACGACACGACGCAGTCGCCCCTCCACCTCTTGCTGGACGCGGCCGAGATCCCGACCGCGAACCGCAACATTGAGGTGCGCGAGTGGCCGGCGCTCACGAGCGCCTGGGGCGGCCAGGCCACGGTGGGCGCGCTCCTGGCCCAGCTCGCCGATCAGGCGAAGGCCGCCGTGACGTGCGAGCCGCAGTACCGCACGGTGGCCTCGGGCGTGGATTGGCAACTGCGCTGGTTCGACCCGCGCGGGCAATCGACGCCGACGATCACCTGGGACTGGCAGGTGGGCGACCTCCAGCCTGTGCCTCAGGTGGACTATGCCGGGGAGTTGCCCTGATGCCGGAGCAGGTAGGGCGCGTCCGCCAGATCAACGCGATGGTTTACGATACGTATGGGGGCAATATCGGCCCGGTCGCCACCCGTGTCGGCGGGCCCGGCGAGAGCGTGACGGTATCCTTCGTGCCGAATCAACCGGTGAACGGCACCACCGATTACGATCTGGTGCCATATGCGGAGCAGGTGTCGCCCCGCCCCACGGTGAACCTGCGGATCTATCAGGGTCTGGGCGAGCGCCTGGCGGATCTAGCGGCCACGCGTGCCATCTTCGAAGCGACCGGGGTCTGGGGCCAAATCTATAACCTCGAGGTGGATAGCATCACCTGGGAGCCGCGCCGGGTAGATGTCCACTGCCGGAACACGGGCAATCCACAAACGCTGTATGTCTTCATCCTGAGCGCAGTATTCGATGTCGATGTGCTCGTGCGCCAAACGGGTGGCCCGCCCCCGAGCGCGGCGCCGCCGGGTGCGGGGTTTCGTATCCGTTGGACACGGCGCCTGCAACGCGCGGATGTGCAGTATAATCGTTTAGGCGTGCGCGGACATCTGACGCTGCAGCGGCTAGGCTTCCAAGCGCGCCCGCACTTGCTCGTGGCTCTACGCCGGCGTGTGAGCATCGATCGCGAGCGGGGTGGCGTGCTCGACGAGCATGAATATTGGTGGGCCCGTTGGCCCGGACTGGATGATGCGGGGAACGATATCTATCTCCGCATTGGGCAGGGGCATGTGGGCGGGCCCGAACGGATCGGACCGGGGTAGCATATGCCGGCTTGGCAGACACCGCCTGACCTCGCGACCAACGACATCCTGACCGAGACGGCCACGGATATCTGGTCCAACGATCTGCAGCATCTCAAAGATCGGCTGGATCGGGTCTATCTCAATTCCGGTCCGAGCGTCGTGGCGGGCGACGTCTGCGTGTTGCGGCTGGACGTAGGGGATGCTTACATTGAGCGATCTTCTAGTGCAGGCCAAGCGGGTCCCCACGTGGTCGCACTCCAGGATATTCCCAATGTTGGTACGGGGTATTGCGCGCGCACCGGCCTCGCATTGGTGAACGTAGTCGGCACGGTGAATCGTGGCGATTGGCTGCAGACGAGTGCGACCGCGGGCAAGGCGACTGCTGGGACGACCAATCCGTTCGGCATCGCGCTCACGGCGCCAGTCGGCGGCCAGGTTTGGGCGCTACTCGGCCGGGACGGAACGGTCACGAGTGTCGGTCTTGCGGCCCCCAGCGAGTTCACAGTCAGCGGGTCGCCGGTGACGATGGCCGGCACGCTCACGCTTGCGAAAGCGACACAGAGCGCGAATACGGTTTGGGCCGGCCCGGCGTCCGGCGCCGCCGCGGCACCGAGTTTTCGGGCGCTCGTCCTGGCGGATCATCCCGTGCCACCGGCGGCATGGGTTGGTCGTAGCACGGATGTCAGTATCCCCGACGGAATATTCACGACGCTGAGTTGGGAGGTCGAGCGCTACGATGCGCAGAATTGCTTCGATCCGGCTCAGCCTACGCGCCTGACCGCGCCCGTGGCGGGTGTGTATGTGGTCACAGTCGAGGTGTGGTATGCCAACAACAATAGCCCGGGCATACGCGAGATCCGTCTGCAACGCAATACCGACTACGTGGCGCTGGATCGGCGGGAGAATATCGCTAGCGTGGGGCATACGCCGGCCATAGCCCGCGCGGTGGTACCGGCGCAAGCGAATGATTATTTCCAGGTGGTCGCGTATCAAAATTCAGGCGCCGCAGCGACGATTAGCGCGCTTGGCTTATTTGGTCCGTCCTTCGCGATCGCGTGGCTTGGCCCGCGCATCTAACGAGGGGTAACATGCGTATCCATTATCCACGTCGCAGCTATGGCCCGACGCTGCTCGATGCGCTGCGCGACGCCGGTATCCCGGCGGTCTATGTCGAGACGAACGCGACGGACACGTGGGTGACTGTGCCCGATGGTATTGATCGCGCGCAAGTGGACGCGATCGTGGCGGCGCACGACCCGACGCAGCCGTCGCGGGCCGCGCAGCAGGCGCGCGCCGCACGCGAGACGCTCGCCGCTTTCCTGGCGCTCGACGATGCCGCGTGGGCGGCGCTCTCGGCGGAGGCGCAACGCCGGCAGTTGCGCGCCGTCCTGCGCGTGCTGGCGGCTGCATGGCTGCGGCCGATGGACGCCACCGCACTATGAGGCCCGGTACATGGACGCCACCCAGCGCGAGCGCTATGCACGGTGGGCGGGCGCCCTCGCGCCCCGCCACAACTGGCCCATACGCCTCGCGCATGAGGTCGTGTGGTGGTGTTGGTATATGGACCATTACGGCCATCCCGACTGGTGGCCGCCGGTAAGGGGGCAGGATGGGAGCCTGGTCGGTGCCGGCCATCCTGGGCGTGATCCTGCACGTCGTGCCTGACCCGGCCCTGGCGCGGATCATGCTCGCCGCGGTGCTGACCGAGTCGGGCGGCGATCCGCTCGCGGTGGGGGATGGCGGCGCGTCCCGGGGCTGGTATCAGATCCATGACGTGCATGGCGTCGACGCGCGCACGCGCCACGATCCCCGGGCCAGCACGGCGTGGATGTACGCCCGCGAATTCCAGCCGGCGTATGAGCAAGGCGTGCTGTGGGGCTATGCGGACGAGACGCTCGCGGTGTGGACGTACTTGCGCGCCGAGCGTCCCGCCGGCTACCGCAGCCCGGAATATCCCGGTTGGGATAGCCCGGCGGCGCAGCGGTTCCGGCGGCAGTGGCGCGCCGTGGCGGAGGCGGTGCCGGCGGCGCTCGCGCGGGAGGCCGCCGAGGCGCGGCGCGAGGACTGGCTCGCCGTGCTGCATGCCCTGAGCGGCACACCCTATGTTTGGGGCGGCAAGGATCCGCTACGGGATGGCGGGCTCGACTGTTCGGGATTCCTCACCTACGCCGCGCGGCAGGTCGGCCTCGATCTCGGCGAGCCGGACTGGACCAATGCCGACGCCTTACGCCAGGCCAGCCGGCCGCTCTCGGAGCCGCGCCGCGGCAGCTTGGCTTGCTTCCATTCGACCTATGGCGATGCGGGCCCGGGCTACACCACGCATATTGGCGTGGTACTCGAGCCGGGCTATATGCTGGATGCGCGCGAGGGGCGGGGCGTCGGTGGCACGGATATTACGGGCGCGTGGTGGCGGGCGCACCTCCAGGGCTACTACTGGCATCCGGGGCTCGGGGAGGCGGAGGGGGATGCGATGGCGGAGGCAGACCTAGCCTCGCTGATTGGGTATCTGACGCATGACGTACATGCGGCGCTCGCGGGTGCCTGGGCGGATGCGCAGCTTGCACATGCGGAACGCCTCGCGGCCCGCAGCGCACGCGCGCGCGCGGCGGCCGATGCGCGCTGGGCGGCCGCGGCGGCCGCGCT